ACGCATCGCCGAGCTCGAGCAGCGCAACGCGCAACTTGAGGCAGACGCTGCAATCGCCGAGCGCACCGTAGCGAGCGTGAGCCATCGCTGCGACCTGCTTGCCGATCGGTACGATAAGATCCGCGAGATGAACGCGCAGCTTCGCGACGCGCTCACCCTGTATCGGACCCCGTGACCAACACGGCCGCCCTGTTGGCGCAGCTCAGCCCTGAGCAGCGTGTACACCTCGACTGGCAGCGCCGGTGGCGTGACACCGCGCGGCCGAACCAGATCGTCCAGAAGAGCGACTGGACCGAATGTGGCTACCTCGCCGGCAGAGGCTTCGGCAAGACCAGAGTGGGCGCCGAGTGGATCACGCGCGCCGCGTTCGAAGATCCGTCGGGCTTCGACAGTTGCGTCATAGCACCCACCTACGGCGACATAGTCATAACGTGCATGGAGGGCGAGAGTGGAATTTTGTCCGTCCTGCCGCCCGAGCTGCTCATTGAGCACAACAAGTCGGGCATGTTCATCAAGCTCAAGAACGTCGCCGGCGGCGTGTCCACGATCCGTGGCTTCACTAGTGAGCGGCCGGAGCGGCTCAGGGGGCCCCAGCACACACGTGCTTGGGGAGACGAGCTGGCCGCGTGGCAGTACGACGCGGAGACGTGGGACATGCTGATGCTTGGGCTGCGGCTTGGCGCCAAACCGCAGGTGCTGTGGACGACGACGCCTAAGCCGAAGGACCTGATCCGCAAGCTCAGCGGGCCGCAAGAGGGGCGCATCATCGTGCGCGGCTCGACGTTCGACAACAAGGCGAACCTGCCCGACAGCTTCTTCAAGCAGATCGAGCAATACGAGGGTACGCTCCTTGGCCGTCAAGAGCTGCACGGCGAGCTCATTTCCAGTGAGGAGGGTAGTATCGTCAAGCGATCGGACTTCCGGCTCTGGCCTGCCAAGAAGCCGCTGCCCGCCCTCGACTACATCATCCTGTCGCTCGACACCGCCTTCACCGAGGCGACCTACGACAAGAAGAGGGGCGACGCGGACAGCACGGCGTGCGTCGTGATCGGCAGCTTCCACGACAGGGACGGCCTGAGCCAGCTCATCCTGCTCGACTGCTGGGCCGAGCAGATGGGCATGCCCGACCTGATCAGGCGCGTGAAGAAGGAGCTGAACGTCAGCTACGGCGACGATCAGGACGTGGCGCTGATCAAGCCGATGTTCGGCGGCGCCAAGCCGATCACGTCGGGCCGCAAGCCGGACCTGTGCCTGATCGAGGACAAGGGCTCGGGCATCAGCCTGCGCCAGATGCTGGAGCGCGAGGGCATCGAGGCCTACGCCTACAACCCCGGCCGCGCGGACAAGCTCGCCCGCCTGCACATGGTCAGCCACATATTCGCCCGCAAGCGCGTCTGGCTGCCCGAGAGCGACAAGTTCCCCGGCCGGCCGCGCACGTGGGTCGACCCGATGTTGGCCCAGCTCTGCGCGTTCACCGGCCCCGGCAGCATCAAGCACGACGACTACGTCGACGCCATGACGCAGTGCGTTCGGCTGTGCATCGACAAGAGACTGGTGTCGGTGGTAAAAGAAACCAAGAAGGTGGACGTCGACAGGCCGCCCCCTCGGGTCGTCACCAACCCGTACATCCAGTGAGGACTGACGCATGATCGATGACGAAGACGAGCTGCCCGAGGGCGAGATCGTGGAGATCGACGAGGAGGATACCGACGTCGAGGACACCGAGGACGGTGGCGCGATCGTGCGTCTCGGCGAGGAGGAAAGCCCGGGCGACAGCGAGTTCTACGCGAACCTCGCCGAGGAGATGCCGGACAGCGAACTCAGCACGCTGTCGAGCCGCTTCCTCGACCTGATCAGCAAGGACAAGGAGGCGCGCAAGAAGCGCGACGAGCAGTACGAGGAGGGCATCCGCCGCACCGGCCTCGGTGACGACGCACCCGGCGGCGCGCAGTTCCAAGGCGCGTCCAAGGTCGTGCATCCGATGATGACGGAGGCATGCATCGACTTCGCGTCGCGCGCCATCCGCGAGCTGCTCCCGCCCCAAGGTCCGGTGAAGGACCTGATCGAGGGCGAGATCACCATGAAGAAGCTGCAGAAGGCCAAGCGCAAGACGCGCATGATGAACTGGCAGCTGATGGTGCAGAGCAAGACGTTCCGCGCCGAGCTGGAGCAGCTGCTGACGCAGGTGCCACTGGGCGGGGCGCAGTACCTCAAGATCACGTGGGACGAGGCGCGCAACCGGCCGGACTTCCTGTTCGTTGCGATCGACGACATGTACCTCCCGTTCGCCGCGACCAACTTCAACTCGGCGCAGCGCAAGACGCACGTGCAGTACCTGACGCAGCTTGACTACGAGCAGCGTGTAAAATCTGGCATGTACCGCGACGTCGAGCTGACGCCGCCGAGCATGGAGCCGGAGCGTTCGATCGTCGACATCGCCAACGACAAGATCGAGGGGCGCAGCGACACGTCGTACAACGAGGACGGCCTGCGCACCGTGTTCGAGATACACGCCGTGGCAGACGTCGAGGGCGACGGCAACGCGCCGTACATCCTGACCGTCGACAAGTCGAGCGGCAAGGTGCTGTCCATCTACCGCAACTGGGACGAGGAGGACGAGAGCCGCGAGCCTCTGGCGTGGTTCGTGGAGTTCCCGTTCATCCCGTGGCGCGGGGCGTACCCGATCGGCCTGCCGCACATGATCGGTGGCCTCAGTGCCGCCGCGACGGGCGCCCTGCGCGCCCTTATGGACAGCGCGCACATCCAGAACGTGCCGACGATGCTCAAGCTGAAGGGCGGCACGCGCGGCGGCCAGTCGCTGAACATCCAGCCGACGCAGGTCGAGGAGATCGAGGGCGGCATCAACATCGATGACGTGCGCAAGATCGCCATGCCGATCCCGTTCAACCCGCCGTCGCCGACGCTGTTCCAGTTGCTGGGCTTCGTGGTCGACGCCGGCAAGGGCGTCGTCCGCACGTCGATGGACAACCTCGCCGACCAGAACCCGAACGCGCCGGTCGGCACGACGCTGGCACTGATCCAAGAGGGCATGACGGTGTTCTCGGCCATCCACGGCCGGCTGCACAACGCCATGGCGCAGACGCTGGACATCCTGCACCGCCTCAACGGCATGTACCTCGACGACGACGACACCGAGCGTGAAGTCGGCGAGGAGCTGGCGACGCGGGCCGACTTCCAAGGCCCCAAGGACGTGGTGCCGGTCAGCGACCCGACCATCTTCAGCGAGGCGCAACGCTTCGCTCAGGTGCAGGCCGTGTCCAGCCGCGCCGCCGCCGTGCCGCAGCTGTACAACGCCCGCAAGGTCGAGGAGCGGCTGCTCGAGACGCTCCGCGTGCCGAACTACAAGGAGCTGCTTGTACCACCGCTGGAGCCGAAGCAGCAGAACGCGGTCAACGAGAACGTCACGGCCACCATGGGCAAGCCCGTCGTGGCGTTCCCCGAGCAGGACCACATCGCGCACCTCAAGACGCACCTCGCGTACATGACCAGCCCGGCGCTGGGTGGCAGTCAGCTCATCGCGCCGCAGTATCTGCCGGTGATCCTTCAGCACCTCAAGGAGCACGTCGCCCTGTGGTACGCCTCGACGGTGCTGGATCTGGCCGAGGAGACGAGCGGCGTCGACATCAGCGAGGAGATGAAGACGCTGAAGGACCACGAAGCCCGGCGCGCCTTCGATCGCATGCTGGCCGAGGCGTCGCAGAACGTCGTCGGCGAGGCGGCCAACATCTTCGCATCGCTGCCGCCGATCATCGCGCAGGCGATGGAGATGATGCAGCAGTTCGCACCGCAGCCGCCGCAGGATCCGCGCACGGCCATCGAGGGGCAGAAGCTGCAGGCGCAGACGCAGCGCGATCAGGCGCAGATGCAGGCCGACGCGCAGAAGACGCAGGGCCAGATGCAGCTCGAGGGGCAGAAAATGCAGGCACAGGCCGCGCAGGATCAGGTCGAGCAGCAACTGCAGGCGCAGAAGCTGCAGATCGAGCAGCAGCTGGAGACGATGCGTCAGGACCGCGAGGACGCCCGCAAGGCTGCCGAGCTGAACGCGCGCATGACCATGAACCAGCAGGACAACCAGACGGCCATGCAACTCGCGCAGGCCGAGATCATGTCTGGCGAGCGCATCGCGGTGTCGACAGGCACCGGGATAAATCCCAACCCGTAAGGAGCACACGGAATGTTTGGAACAATCAAAAGTTCAAGTTTGGACGCCACCGAAGCTGAAAGCGCGGCCAAGGCAGTCGCCCCGCGCGTGACGCTGGCCGGCATGGAGGCCAAGATTTTGTATGTGAATTATTACAACCACGACCTGCTGACCATGTGTGTCTTGACGATGGCCAACGGGTTCCATGTCGTAGGCGAAAACGCGCCAGCCAGCCGGGACAACTATGACCCGGAACTGAACCGCAAGTTCTCTTACGAAGACGCCATCCGACAGCTTTGGAAGCTGGAAGGGTACAGCTTGCGGGATCGTCTCGCGGCAGAAGGAAAGGATTGAACCATGGCAAAGAACAACGCATCAGGCCCGACGCCGGGCGGCACCGTGAGCGGCGACGCCATCTCGCAGCACAAGAAGATGGCGATGGGCACCATGCCCAAAGTGTCGTCGTCGAAGAAGACGCCTGCGTGAAGATCGAGGTGCTGCTTCAGCGTCTGGAGGAAGAGCAGGCCCTGCTTGCTGTTGAGACACTGACGCAGCCCTCGGGACGCGAGGCATATGACTTCGGACGCGCTGTCGGCCTGTACGCAGGCATCGAGCGCGCCAAGATCGTGCTACTCGAAATGGTCAGAGAGCACGAGCGAAGAGGCTTTGACCTGTAACAGTGACACGGATGGAGCACCCATGTCAGACATCATCAACCAAGTATCATTTGCGTACAGTAACCTCGACGAGGCGTTCCCCTCGGTTGACCCAAACTTTGTGCCGTTCGGCAGCCGCGTGTTGGTGCAGATCCGCTCTGCCAAGCGCAAGACGGCCGGCGGCATCATCCTGACGCAGGACGCTCGGGACACCGAGCAGTGGAACACGCAGGTGGCCAAGGTCATCGCCGTGGGCAGCCTCGCGTTCA